CCTATAATGGAAGGCAGTTCTCAGACCTACAGCAACTATCTGACGGCCCAGACGGCGCTATATGACGACGCAATATTCCCCTTAGTCGAAAAGATATTCGCCAGCCTATCAGATTAGACGGCACAAGAATAATGTCACCACCTGGAACTTCCTCCTTGCCAGCTATTTTTCGAAGCTCGTTAAGTGACAGGATAAATGCTTGTCGTAGAGCCTTTAGCTCTTCATTCCTTCGTAGCTGAAGGGCTGGTACTTCCGAGCCATCAAAGGTGATGAATTGGTTGTCCTTCAGCATTTTTCTATTGACAAATAGGTCTGTTAGGCTGGCGAATATCTTTTCGACTAAGGGGAATATTGCGTCGTCATATAGCGCCGTCTGGGCCGTCAGATAGTTGCTGTAGGTCTGAGAACTGCCTTCCATTATAGGTTTGGGTATCTCAAAACGCTGGAAGACAGTTTGACGTGCTGTCTCTCGTGACTTGGTATACTCCATGTCTTTGTTGGTTTGACCGAAGGGCGTGTATTTAACGTCCTCCCCTTGTACTGTTAAAGGTCTTCCGGCATTGCCTGAACCGGTGTATCTATTTTTAACATCTTTTACGAACCGTTCGTAACCATCGTTATCTTGTGTGTTTACGTTGAATACACCAACTGCATTGAATCCTTTTTCAAGAAGGCTCAGGTTGTGGTTGTTTGCTTGGTCGATCATGCCAGCCTCTCGCTCGATGGACGATAGGATGGATACTGCTTTCAGGACACCGAATGAAAAGGTGAATCCTTTAGCGTGCAGCAATTCTCTCAGGTTGTCATTACTCAAGATTCGTCCGGTTTCAAGAGTCAGGTTTAGGCTTCCGCGCAAAAATGTATAAAGTCCTGTTACGTTGACTTGGTAAAGTGCGGCATTGGTCTTTTCGGTGATATTTACCCAGGTATTTTTTAGTCCATATATATCGATTGGCGCCGAGTTGATGTTGCCCAGAACCTCCATATATGAGTTCTTATTGAGCAGATAGTTGGTGGTCACCGTCTCCATGAAGTCCTTGTAGTTCTGGAGCTTATTGGGTTTCCTAAGGAAGCCCAGGACATCGTGCTCCTTATCGATTGACCCATCCGCATTCTCGATGATGGGCCGCAAGTTCATTGCCTTTTGGACGATCCTATCTACGGCGTCCGATACGGCGCTATTGAAGTTATACGTGTGGTAGGCAGCGGTAGGGCCAACAAATTCACTGATCCCTAAGCGCATCCAGTTTTGCATCTCTTGGTTGAAAAGGGTTCCTGTACGATTTGATTTTTGCTCTAGTTCAATGGGTCCTAGTTTTGTGAGGTTGTAAAAGGCCATCTATATCACTTCACGCTGAATAGCCATATGACCGATATGAGGGATAGTGGTAAGGAGATGGTTAAGACAAAGTGAGTGATTAAAGCGACTTTTCGCAGCTTCTCGGACTCTCGGTTATGGTTCCATGTGCGGGAGATGAACCAAGATAGAACCCATAGCGTGTATAAACTCATAAGGATTTTCAAAGCTACGATCATTTAAACCCCTGTTCCCTCATAAAAATTCGTACTGTAATTTTTTGTGTCCAAGTCTTTTGGACAGATATTGGCTTATGCTATCAACTATATCATCATGGGTAGCGTTCGGGAAATTTATGAGCTCGTCGATGACATCTGAGACCCATGACTTGTTTTTCGGCAAGAATATTTTGCCCGCCTCAAAAAGTGGAGACACCAATTCCACTCTCTCTACCTTCGATCTGGGCATCTCTCGCCCTGGCACCATTGGTATCACGGGGATATTGCCTATACGTTTGAAATCCTGAACGATTTGCTGGCCAGATGCTTTGTCCTCTACTAGGACTTCGGATGACTTTTGGCTGTCATATTTGATACGCACTTGGTTCCTGAGTTCTGGGTACTCAATCTTGGCCCTATAAAGGTCCACTAGATAGTACCCCGTCTCACATTCAGCCCACAAGGTTCCTACCGAGTAGTCGTTCTTTTGGCCCTCCTTAATGGCAGTATCCCAGCTCCATGACCACATTTTAACGGTGGGGAGCTCCGAATAGTACCTGAACCATTTGTCCTTGATAATGCCACCTTCTCGGGGAGCTGGCCTTTGTTGGAGTTGTGCGGCAGCGGCGTAAGTGCCAAGATCGCGTTCCATGTTCTTAAGACTTTCATCGTCATGGCGCTTCGTAAGGATCTCCCCCTCCTCTTTGCGCTCATCATAGTCGCCAGCTGATACCTCATACCGCATCGGTAAGCAGATGTGGGCCCATTCGCTGTTTTCCACCCCTAGCAAATAACCTGTGAGATCGTTCTGGTGTAAGCGTTGCATAATAACCAGCACTTTACCCATCGCAGGATCGTTAAGTCTAGTAGATAGGGCTTCGCTATACCACCTATTCACTGAATCCCTAATGACCTGGCTACCGCTGTCCTTCGAGTTGATGGGATCGTCTATGATGATGATGTCTCCCCCACTCCCCGTTAGGGCGCCCCCGACAGAGAATGAAATCCTTTCGCCCTGTTGATCATTAGCATAGAAGGTCTTTTGGTTTTGGTCGGATAGAAATTTAAAGCGATATCCCCAAAGTTCATCGAACCAGTTGCTTTGTATCAATCGCCTGGACTTCACGGTATCTCTTGTTGCTAGGCTTTGAGCATAGCTGCCAGTGAGTAGTTTAATGGAGGGGTCGTTGATCCAGCACCATACCGGAAAGAAAACTGAACAGATCGTGGACTTGGAGCACCGTGGAGGGATGTTAATGATGAGGCGCTTTGTGTCGCCGTCGTACAGGGATTGGAGCTCATCACATATGACCTTTATGTGCCAGTCATCTACAAACTCTGCAGGATCCACATACCGCCATCCATACTTAACAAAGTGGAATAGCGACTTTTCGCAAAGGGCCTTAATTGCCCCCTTGACTATCTGCTCTTTCGATAAGTTTGGATAATCCATCTTGGTCCAGGTGAGAGAGGTCGGGTACGTTTGATATGTTTCCTGAGTGATTAACGCTATGAGATTGTTGGGGCTTCCCTTCTATTCGGTCTAAGTACTGATCTATGGCTTTCAAATCTTTTGATTTTATCGCATTTGATATCATTCTGAGCGCGATCAACTCATTGACTTTCATAGTCTTTAGTTTTTCACCAGTGAGCGGATTCCGGGTGACCTTTATGTTAAGGTCCAACATCTCTTTTAGGATTGTCGACACCATCGTTCCTTTGGCGCGACCCGCAGGATTCCCCGATTGACCCGGTTTAAATTGTGTCGCTGTGCTTATCGGTGGATTGCCTCTGGTGACAGGTCCGCCATTGATCCCCTCCTTAACGCCTGTATTAATCTTTTCATTATTTAATGTTTTAATGTTTTCCTTGTTTTGATTATTAGCCTCGGATTTGGCCTTTTTCGTTGTTTTTGCCTTCTTCTTTTTTGTGTTTTTACCCATTTTCAAAGTCCTTACAAACCTTCCCATTTCGGAATACACTATATTCTTTATCGTTCTTTTTGCAGAAATCTACATAGCGTTTTACAATGACGTCGCAGTATTTTTCGTCAAGCTCCATGCCGAAGCATTTGCGCTTTGTTTTTTCGCAGGCTATTAGGGTTGAACCAGACCCTAGAAAAAGGTCAAGAACAGTTTTTGAATTGTAAAATTTAAAACACCACACAATTAATTCAATCGGTTTTTGAGTCGGGTGGAATTTTTCGTACCCTACGACTCGCATTTTAAAAATCTTTGCTGGAGTATCAATGTCAGTGTACGCCATTTCGCACATAGCCAATGTAAAATTTTCTGGCTGTATTTTATCCCAAACAAAATACCCCTTATGAGACGGCATCCCAAAATAATTTCCACCCCAAATAATGCTCTTTTTGGGATTAATTTGATCTAAAATTGATTTAATATCAATTTTTTTGTTGTCCCAATCCTTTTTATCATGCTTTTGTCTTACAGGATTAGATGAAATTCCAATACCATAAGGCGGATCGGTAAAAACCATCTCGACCTTCTTGCCATCCATAAGCTTCTCAACATCAGTAATTATCGTACTGTCCCCACACAAAACCCGATGTTCTCCCAACTCGTACAAATCCCCCTTAACGGTGATTGAAGGGAAACTTTCAGGGACGTCATCATCTCCCTCTGTCTCGGGATCCTCAATATTCATATCAAAGTCAGGGAAGTCGGACTCATCGAAACCCCATTCGTTCAAGTCCCCCATATCAAAGCTGTTGGCCAAAACATCCCAATCCCATTCGCCAGTATTTTTGTTAGACCGTATTAAGTATTCCTGTGCCTCTTTATTAGTTAGGGGACGCGATGGTACTCGCACCTCTATCTCGAAGTCATCCCCGTGGATGTCCTCAAGGGTCTTCACACGCATATGGCCAGCTAAGATGGTGTTATCCTGATTGATTGCCGGTATCTCAACCAGACTGAATTTCTCAAGCGACTCTTTCAGGTCCTTGTATTGCTTCTCAGTGAGACGCCGAGGATTGGCCTCAAAGGGCTTTAAGTCCTTGAGTTTACGCTTCTCAGTCCCCCAAGATAGTGCTGTGTCGGTCAACGATTTCCCCTTTAGTTATTCGAAAGCCAAACAAAAACTTTATGGTCCCCTACCTCTATCCACCAAACAAAGTAATTCCTGAAAGCAATTAGCTTGGCTGTCAGTTCGGCTTTCATGTCTGCATGATAGCATACCCGTTAAGTAAAATTTCATAAATGGGGGCACTGGCCCAGGCCACCCCATTTGAAGTCAAATCCCCTTTTCTTTTTTTGGATCTACGCTCGGTGAAGGCGCTGGGCCTGGCCACCCCAAAAAGCCATGGTGTGCTAATATATTGCTTATGATTTTAAGACTCCAACGCTTCTTTGATGACGGAACGACAACACTAGGACACCTGTCCCTAGACGGGACGTTCTTGTGCTTTACGGCAGAAGACACGTATCGGAAAGTCAAGGTGGACGGCAAGACGCGCATTCCCAATGGCATCTACAAGATCGGGCTAAGGACCGAAGGAGGAAAGCACCAGAAGTACTTGAAGAAGTTTCCTGACTTCCATAAGGGAATGATCTGGATACAGGACATCCCGGACTTTGAGTTTGTGTATTTTCATGTGGGGAATAAGGCATCGGAATCGGAGGGGTGTCCGTTGGTGGGTAACGGAGCCAATACGAGCCTAGACCCGACGGTTCCTGATGCGTATGTGACGAGTTCGACAAACTGCTATACTCGTATATATGAGGACCTATACCAGGTGGCTCTGTCACCATACGGTCATCTACTAGTGGAGGAATCAGTATGAAACACATCAAGGCTTTTTTCGGGAAACTTCTGATCGTTTTAAAATGGATATACGCCCAACTGCGGGGAAAGAACGCGCGGCGCCTGTTTGCGCTTGCTGTCGTTATCTCTAGGTCTACCAAAAACCAATGGGATGATGAACTGATCAAGATGGCCAAGACGGGATTGGCTGTGGCGTCGTACATCGACCAGTCATATAAGGACCTGGGTGCGGATGCCTGTGAGGATATCGCGCAGGACATTACGGACAATAAGACCATCTTTAAGAGCTTTAAGGTGAGCTACGATGTTCCTGCGAATACGTTTAGCATTGGGAATAGTCTCATTAACTTCAGCTACAATCCCTCTAATGGGAAGTTTGATATTGGTAGCGGGATAAAGGTCTAAACATGGCTACTGCTGCCGCTACGGGCCCTAAGCCTATTGGACAGGCTATTTACATAGCTATTATAGCGGCTCTGGTTGGAGCGTTGGCTGGGGGGTATCCGGCGTACATCGGTATAGGGCCTTTGAAGCCTGACCGGGTAGAGGTATCCATGATGATTAAGAAAGAGGCGCCGTTGGCTGTTTCGTATCAGTTTGAGTCTTTGACTATGAAGTTGAGTGATATTCACAGTAAGCAGATCGAGCTGGCGGTTAAGCAGGAGCTTATTCTGGAGAACTTGAAGTCTATTCTGAGGTAAATCTGGCTCCCAGAGCTGGACTCGAACCAGCAACCAACGAATTAGAAGTCCGCTACTCTGTCCATTGAGCTATCTGGGAACAATACATACTTGGGCAAAATCTTGTTTAAAAAGTTCAGCTTGAAAGTCTTCCAAAGACTCTTCACCACGTATGAGTTCCGTTAATTCCCCGTCCATTGTTGAGCATAGCTTTTGAGCAACATCTCTGATATCCCGTAGCGCTACCTCCTTATTTGTTTCAGTACATATATCCGCCCAGGTTTTTTTATCTTTGCTCCCAAACGCCTTGTCGTCTCTATAATAACGAAACCTATAGGAGCCTTTGACTAATTTTCCTTCTTGGTAGATCGCGCACAGCCAATTGCAGGTCTCGCTTTCTATATACCAAATTCCAATCGTGTCTTCTGTTATGTCCACATTCGCTACCTACGTTCTAACATTGTAATCAGCGCACAGGAGCCGGAATATCGCACCCAGGGGTTTCTTCGTTGTCCAGGACAATCTTTTTGCCTTTGACGGGATTTACCCGCTGTATATCAAACCATCGAGAGTCTCCGGCCTTACCGTCTTTATCTACTGATGGGCAGAGTAATACTTGGTTGCAGCCGCTTATGTATCGGGTGTGTCCTGTGATTACCCCCTTAAAACCTGTTATTTCATCTTTTCCCTTAATTCCAAATTCTACGTCGTTGTCTTTCATTCCTGTTTCTCCTTTTCTAATTCGTTTTATCCATATCAACCCGTCTCATGGCCTGATTTTTTTAGTTGTATTAAACCGTGCTTGTCCCTTCAATTCCCCTATTTATTCGATTGTTGGTCCTGTGTCTTAGCCAGTGCAAGGATTCTTCTAGTTTTGTGATAGAAAGAGCATTTTCTCTGCATTTAAAATCACTATCCTGAAAATGATTAAGACGGTCGATTACAATGGCAATCAGGTCTTCGTTGTGAATCCCATTTACTCCGCGTTCTTTTATCGGCCCAGTTTGAAACGATATCTCTGCTAGTGTTTCCTTCCCATCTTCTAATTTGTAAATACGGTATTCGTTTGGTGCGTTGAATTCAGCCGAAGTGTCTCTAAAAACCTTAGTATGCTCAGATGTTCCTATTTCTATTTCTTCAAATACTTTGGGTTCGCTTTTTTTTGATTCCATAATTTGTGCTCCTTTTCTAATTTGATGCCGGAGGCAGGGATTTGCACCCTGGCGCCAAGGGGCCTTGGCTTGACTAGTCTCTCACAAGGACCCTTTCAAGACTATATCGTTATC